CGAGGTCAAGTGCAAACTCAGCGATATACAGAAGTGATCCAACAGGTTGACCGTTGGTCATTGCGTATAATTGTTTTTGAAAAGGGCTATATTGTTTTTCAGCCATGATTGTTTCTCCTTAAATAATTGTGCGAAATTACACAATAATAGTTATACCATAATCATGGTTATTTTTGTGATTAGTTATTGTTATCACAAAGTGATAAGAAAAAGTAATCACGAAAATGTTCTGATTGTGGTAAACGTGATTATTGTAGTGATTTCGTGCAGTTGTTTAAGGGGATTACAAGCATGTGCATGAAAAGGAATATAGTTCTATTCAAATTAACAATTATAACGTAATGGACAATGGTTAACTGTTGGTTAACACTTCTAGTATATTGATGATGTTAGCCTTGGCTGAAGATGATTCAAGATTGGCTCTTATGCTTCAGGCTGACGAGAGTAGTTGAAGTGATATGCGAGAACAAAGACTCGACACTTCTGTGGCGGCTGTGAAAAGATTGTCTGGGACTTCGACGAAAACAGGTTATGAGGAGTTACTCAGACACATGAAACAGCATTAGTAGAAGCTTTATACCCCATAATATAATGGAGCTGAGAATACTTATTAGATGGTCGATATAAAAGTTATATACTTACATTACCCCCATTAACTTTTCTTAATATAATCAATAGTTTAAATGTGTAGCACTGTTTAAAATTATAATACAAGTTACAAATAAGTTATGTTCTATTTTGCTAAACAATGTTTCTTAGGGACCAGGGGGATACCTACCCACCTGTCATTAATTGCATAGTAACTAAAAAATTTCTCAGAGAAATTTCTAACATCAAGGGAACTAATAACTTGCTCAGGGTCGTTAGACCCCTCGCATAGCTTGCTACTAAGGGGTAGTGTCTTATATTCTGTTTAGAGTGGGGTAATGATAAGTTTTTTAAATCAAAAGTCTATTGACTTTTATTTAAAAATATGATAAAATATTTGTAATTATTAATTATTAATTAAAAAAAGTTTCCTTTGGGGGAAACTTTTTAATTATGTAATTATTTAATTATGTAGACTAAAATAAATAAATATCTTCTTGACAAAGACTATATTTTATGATATAATAATTATGTAAAGCGTATAATTATATCTTATGAAAACATTTAATAGTCTCAACTTAAAAGACGACTTAGGTCGTTATCGCACTCAATCCCTTTTCTGGGAACTAAGGCATGGGGTGGATACTAACAAGTATCCCCCTGTCTTTACGACCAAGGATGAGGATATAGAACGTGATGGTGTTAAGTATGTTTCTATGAAGAAACTATACATGGCATATGATCACATTCCAGGATATGAATACGAGTTTGCTATGGAGGTTCTAGGATCATGGGATCACTGGAATAAATTAGCTAACGACACAATACCAGACATCAAGAACATGATACAGGGTTGGAGAGATGAATTAGATATTCGTCTGAAAGCTCATGGACTTAAAGCTTTGATACACGCATCTAGAGATAACGATGCGAAGGGAGTACAAGCTTCTAAGTATCTCGTAGAGAAAGGATATATTCAGAAGAGGGGTAGACCTTCTAAAGAAGAAGTAGATAGAGAACTTAAAGCCAATACTAAACTTAAAAAAGAATTTGAATCAGACCTTGAACGTATAGGTCTTAAAGTCGTAGGAGACAAATAGTGGCAAAGTTATCACTTAGTAATATAGAGTCAGGTTATGCCTCAATCTCATTATTGAACGCTTCATTTGATACTATTGAAAATGAATTTCAAAATAAAGTTTTATATCGAGATAATCCAACTGGTGAGCCTAACTCCATGGAAAATAATCTGGATTTAAATGGTAATGACATTTTAAATGTAGGTGATATAGACGTAACAAGCTTTAGAGTAAATGGAGTTGACTATGTAGCTTCTATGAATACTATTTACAATAATTATCAAAGTATCACGCAGAAGGTTACGATAAGTACAGCATCTCCTTCAGGAGGCTCTGATGGTGATATTTGGTTTAAAATAACTTAACAGGAGAAATAAATGGCAGCTTTATCAGATCACGCAGAGAATCTATTGCTTAATTGGTTAATGACAACAGACTCTGTTACACGTCCAACAGCATGGTATATTGGTTTATATACAGCAGCACCTAGTGATTCAGGTGGTGGTACAGAAGTATCAGGTAATGGATATTCTAGACAATCAGCTACATGGAATACAGCATCAGGTACTGGTGGTACAACCGACAATACAGCTAATATTACATTTACTGCTAGTGGTGGTGGTTGGGGTACAATTACTCATATTGGTATTCATGATGCCTCATCAGGTGGTAACTTGTTATGGCATGGTGCTATGTCAGCATCTAAAACTATTGCAGACGGAGACACACTTCAGTTCAACACTGGCAATATTGACTTAACACTAGCTTAAGGAAATAAATGGCTAACGGGTATCGAATATCGGAAAGTGGTGACTTTCGTATTGCCGAGAATGGTGATTCTCGATTAACCGAAGGCTTTAATATAGTAGAGATAACTCTCTCTGCTACAGGCAGTGTTGCAAGTGTAAGTGGTTTAATAACAGAAGGATCTGCAGATTTATCAGCTACAGGTTCTAAAGTAGTAGCAGGAGCAGGAACTTTAGTAGGTATCGTAGATATAAATGCTTCTACTACATTAACATCAGAATCTATAATTATAAGTTTAGCAGAATCTGCATTAACAGCATCAGGAACACAAAGTGTTAATGGTAGGCGAATTAGATATGCAATATCACCTTTAAGTGCTATTGGTTCACAAGTAGCTGCAGCAGAAAAAACTTTATTTGGTAAATTCTTAAATGGTGCTGTAGAAAATACTCGTATTTTAGAAAATGGAGATACTAGACATACTGAAGCAGGTGATACTAGAACAGCTACTAATATTTTTGGTAATGCAGGTGAAGGTTCTATTTTAGTTTCTGCAGATAAAACATTGTTTACAAGTCAACCTTATTATAATGATGAAGATACTTGGAAAACATTTGTTCCTTATGTTAAACATAATGGAGCATGGATAACAAATATTAAAATTTACAAACACACTAACGGAGCTTGGAAGAGGAGTTATTAAACTATGGCAAATGTAAAAATATCAGACTTGACAGCAGCCTCAGCAGCAGCAGGTGCTAACGAGTATGAAATCAATGAAGCAGGTACAAGTAAAAAAGTTACTGGTACTCAAATTGCAACTTTTGTAGAAAGTACTTTAGGAGCACTAGCTTCTTTAGATACAGTTGATACAGCACAAATTGCAGACGATGCAATAGGTGCCGATCAAATTGATGAGACTTCTAGTCCTACAGTAGCTACATTAAATGCTACTACTGTAGACTTAGGAGACTGGACAGTAACTGAATCTTCAGGAGTACTTAAATTTGCATATCAAGGAACAGATAAAGCAAAACTAGATTCTAGTGGAAACTTTACAGTTGTTGGTGATGTAACAGCTTTTGGAACTATTTAATTATGGCTATACCAGGACCAGGAACCCCAATTGATTTAACAGACATAGCAACAGAGTTTAACGATGATGCTCCCCATAGTGTTAGTGAATTTTATAGAGGAGGTGGATTAGTTCCAGATAGTGCATCAAACTCTGCTGTACCTTCTGCAGGTGCTATTACATTAGGTAATTTTTATGGAGCTCAAAATAGAGTAGCACTAGCTTTAAGTATTACAGGTAATACTAATAATTATAATTTATATACAGCAACTACAGCAAGTCCTGCATATGTTCCAGGTACTACTGATATTACTTTAACTGTAAATCCAGGTGTAACTGTAGGATCTACCTCTACAGGCACTTATGCTTTATCTGTACCATCAGATTTTAATTCAGGTGATAATATTACATTTGTTAATCAAGGAACTATTGTAGGGCGTGCAGGTAATGGTGGTCGTGGAGGAAATCATCCAGGAGGAAATGGAGTTGCTGGACAGGCAGGAGGTCATGGATTATATATCAATCGCCCTGTAACTATTACTAACAATGGAACTATTGCAGGTGCAGGTGGTGGTGGTGGTGGATCTGGATCTGTTTCTCTTGTCACTGCTGTAGGTCAAAAAGGTGCTACATATACTCCGATTGGTGGCTCTGGTGGTGGTGGTGGTGCAGGAGTTCAAGCAGGTACAGGTGGAGCAAAAGGAATTGGTGCACCACCTCCTGGAGCATTAGGAAGTGATCCAGACGTGTACAATGGTTATGCAGGCTCATCAGGTAATGCAACTCAAGGTGGAGCAGGAGGTCCAGCGAAACAACGCGGCAATGCTCCTACTGGTACCATTGGAGCAACTGGAGCAGGTGGGAATGGTGGAGCCAGAGGAGCTAATGGTCAGGCAGGAGCAAGTGCTACTGGCGTTAAGCAAAACCCTAGACCTCCAGGAGGAGGAGGTTCTACAGGTAGATACATTACAGGGCAATCTTTCGCAACATGGCAAACAACTGGCACTCGACTTGGTGGAGCCAGTTAATTAACGAGGACATTATGAAGACAATTAAATTTAAAGTAAAAGAATATGATGAGGATACTAATTCTATTATAGTTTCTTTTTCATCAGACGAGACAAAAACTAATAATCCAGAAGATTATGAAGCATTTGCAATACAACCAATAGAACAATATCCTGATATTACTGATGTTGAGGTATTGAAAAAAAGAATTGCAGAACAAGGTATTGGTTTAGCAGAACAAGCTAAGTTAGCAGAGCAAGCGAAAGCTAATACAAAAATGCAAACTAAATTAAAAGAAATGGTTGGACAAACATTTGAATATAATGTTTCTGATTTAATTAATACTAATATTGAAGTTACATACGCTAGTGAAGTGATTGTACCTCCAATGGCAGAGTAAGGGGATCATAATGAGAGTAATGAATCTTGTACAGTGCAGAGATTTTGCAATATGTTTTGGAGCAGCAACAGCAAATGATTCTATTGTGCATCCAAACACATTACAAGGCAATACGCAGATGCAGTTTTATCTTGCACATGGATATGTCAATGTATCTAATGGAGTAGTCAACTATGACTTACCATTAAAAGAATGGTTTGATCTGAGTGAGTTTAAGAATGATAAAAAGATTACTTATTCTACAAATGAACAAGGATGTACATGGATAGTAATTCTACCTAAAAATAATACTGATGAATACACAGTTGCTAATGTTACTAGTGGTCAAGTAAATGCTGCTGAAAACTCATTTTTATTAATTACTAATGGTGATAAAGTAACAGTTAATGGTGTAAAATTAAGACAGTTTAACTATGTTCCTTTAGATAAAAATGTTATGGTAGAGTTAAATGGTGGAGAAGTACATAAGTTTACTATTAAATGATAATTAAAAATCTTATACCAAAAGAATTTTGTCAGTATTTTACCCATATACTGCTACGCAACATAGACTTGCAAGAAAAAAAAGAAGACGATCAAGTGCCAAACTCATTAACTCTCATGAGTCATGACATTGTATTTGAAACATTACAAGAACGTTTATGGAGCAGAATTGAAGGGCATGTAGGTAGACCTTTAATACCAACTTATGCTTATGCAAGATTGTATCAAAATGGAAATGTGTTAGAAAAACATACTGATAGACCTGCATGTGAAGTCAGTGTTACTTTGCAGTTAGGAAGATCTCATCACTATTCTTATCCTATATATTTAGAAGGTACACGTGTTGATCTTGCAGAAGGCGATGGCTTGTTATATAACGGAATAGAACAAGAGCATTGGAGAGATAAATGTGATGGTCCAGAAGGTTATTATTCTGGTCAAGTGTTCTTACATTATGTATATGCTGATGGTGAGCATGCCTCCGAGATAGGTGATAATCATCATAGAAAAGAATACTCATACATGAAAAACAGAACATTGTTGATGGAAGTAAAATAGATTGTATGTTGTTATTGAATCCGAAAAATCATCATGGTATGGAAAGTTATGTGTATTGGGAAGATTTTTTAACTGAAGATGAAATTAGATTTTTAGCTTACCATAAATCATTTCAATATCCACATACAGCAGAAGTCGGAGGGCAAACCGATGAAAATAAAATTAATTTAAATGTAAGAAGAACGAATGTTGGATGGGTAGATTTTTCACAAGATCATCAGCATATATGGAATAAAATAGCTAATGTATTTTCGAAAGTAAATAGTCAATTCTTTCATGTAAACATTACAGGGCTGTATGAAGAGATGCAGTTAACAGAATATAGTTCAGCTTTTCAAGGTCACTATGACTGGCATATTGATGGTAATATTGCTGATTTGAATATACCTAGAAAGTTATCAATGGTGTTAATGCTATCTGATCCATGTGAATTTGAAGGTGGTGAATTGCAAGTCAATACTGGTGGTGGAGAAGTTACGTTAGAAATGAAAAAAGGCAGAGCTTGGTTTTTCCCGTCTTATGTTTTGCATCGAGTCAAGCCTGTAACAAAAGGTATTAGAAAGTCTGCTGTTGTATGGGCAGGTGGAGAGCAGTGGAAATGAAATTAAGCATTATAGAAAAGCCTAATTTAGATTTAGTAGTCATTGATGATTTCTACACACCCGAAGAGTTACATGATGTTAAAAATGAGTTAGTTAGTATTTATAAATTTAGAAAGAGACCAGGTCAAACTGGTGATGCTATGAATGGATTTGAACACCAAAAGACTGGGACTGGTGTCTTCTTGCATGAATTATATTATGATGCTAATGAATCTTCAATTGTAAATTATAATCAAAAAATATTTACACATCAGTATTTAGATGAGTTGATTGATCGTAGCGTACATTATAAACATATTAGAAACTCTACAGTTGATACTGTATTAGTAAACTATTATAATGATAATGAAATGTACAATCAGCATACAGATCTATCATTATTTACTGTAATAATATTACTAGGTCTAGGGGACTTTAGTGGCGGAGGTATGTATTTTAAAGACATAGACCAGGAAATAGATTTTAAAGAAAACAGGGCTATTATTTTTCCTGGATGTGCTATACATCAATCAAGACCAGTGCAAGGCAACGGAACAAGGGTAAGTATTGCTCAATTTATAAACTATGCAGCAAATTAGTAGGAATATTTAATGACAACTCCTAAAGAAGTAGAACAAGAATTACGATCTCATGAAGAGCTGTGTGCTGAACGTTATGCAACTATTCATCATAGATTAGATCGTATTGAAGGTATGTTAAATAAACTAATCTGGGGATTAGTTGCAGGCTTTATAGGTTTACTTGTAAGTGTTATGACAAGTAAACTTAAAGCAGAAGAACTACCTCAAGTAATGGCTACTCCTACTGACGTTGGTTTTATTTATTTAACTGTAGATCCTTGTCCTGAACAGATGGGACCTTTCTATCAATACCTTACAGTAGCTACTGAAGAAAACCATCAACCTCATATTGGTTGTTGGAATGTAGATGGACCTTTAGTTATTGTAAGATGGTTTGAATTAGATGAATCAGTATCTTATGATAAAGCAGAGTTTAAACCTTGGCAAGGACCTAAACCTGAACTATGATTAAGAAACTTAAAAAAATTTTTACAGGAGAGTTTATAGATGAGCTATTTAATTTTAGTGATACTGACAATAATTTTTTGGGAAATACTACTTCAGAAACCACTGAAAGAGTTTCTAAATCTAAACCTCGTCCCTTGGTACTTAACACAAAAAAACAAACTGAAGAAAATAAGAGACGTTCTGAAAGAGGTCATATCTAAATGATGTGGGGTCCTATAATTAGTGTAGTTAGTTCTGTATTAGACAGAGTTATTCCAGATAAAAATGCTAAAGAAAAAGCAGCACAAGAAATTGAAAAAGCTCTTATTGATAATGCAGCACAATTAAACTTAGCTCAAGCAGAAACTAACAAAGTAGAAGCATCACATAGATCAGTATGGGTTGCAGGTTGGAGACCTTGTTTAGGTTGGGTAGCTGCTTTAGGATTTGCATGGGTATTTGTATTACAACCATTAATTATTTGGATGATTACTTTATATGGTGTAGATGTACCACTACCTGACTTTCAAACAGATGCATTACTTGAATTAACATTTGCAATGTTGGGTTTAGCAGGTTTAAGAACTTATGAAAAGCAGAAAGGTATAACTAAATAATGGCTAAAGATCCTAGACTAGAAAGAGCTGGAGTATCAGGATATAATAAACCTAAACGTACTCCAGGACATCCAACTAAATCTCATGTTGTTGTAGCTAAATCAGGAGATCAAGTAAAGCTTATTCGCTTTGGTCAACAAGGTAAAAAAGGTGCAGGAGCTAATCCTACTACACCTAAAGAAAAAGCTAGACAAAAATCTTTTAAAGCTAGACATGCTAAGAATATAGCTAGAGGTAAAATGTCAGCAGCTTACTGGGCAGATAAGGTTAAATGGTAATGAGTTTAGTAGAGAATATAAATAAAAGAAAAAAAGCAGGTACTAGTAGAAGTAAAAAGAAATCTACTATAAGTGCTAAAGCATATAAAGATATGCAAAACAACTGGGGTAAACCTAAAAAGAAAAAATAACATGACTCAGATTGACCAAATCAGAGAGGCAGCAGAAGCAGATCTGCTTACTTTTATACGACTAGTAGCACCTCATTTAATGTTAGGTGCAGTGCATGAAGAGTTAATAGCATGGTGGTGTAAACAAGATTCTAAGGCTAACCAATTAGTATTGCTTCCTCGTGGTCATATGAAGTCAAAACTAGTAGCTTATAGAACTGCTTGGTGGATTACTAAACATCCTGAAACTACAATATTATATGTGTCAGCTACTGCTGACTTAGCAGAAAAACAATTGTATGCTATTAAACAAATTATAGATAGCCCAATTTATAGAAGGTACTGGGCAGACATGATACATCCTGAAGAGGGTAAACGAGAGAAGTGGGCTGTTGCAGAGATTGCAGTAGATCATCCAAGACGAAAAGAGGAAGGAGTTCGAGATGCTACTTGTAAAGCTGTTGGGCTTACTAGTAATACTACTGGCTTCCACGCTGACGTTGTTGTCCTTGACGATATCGTTGTACCAGGCAATGCTTATACTGAAGAAGGACGAGATAAGGTTGCAGCGGCATATTCACAATTGGCTTCCATTGAAAATCCTGGTGCTTATGAGTGGGTTGTTGGTACTCGTTATCATCCTAGAGATATATATGATACCATGGTAAACATGAAAGAATCTCTTTATGATGATGAAGGTGAATTAGAAAAAGAAGAAGCAGTTTATGAATTGTTTCAAAGAGTAGTAGAAACTGAAGGTGAGTTTCTTTGGGCTAAACAAAAAAGATCAGATGGTAAAGTATTTGGATTTGATGCAAGAGAACTTGCAAGAATTAAAGCTAAGTATATAGATCAAACTCAGTTTTATGCACA